ATCTTAGATCAAGCCCAGCCGACAACGCGGCGATCACGATAGCGAGCGCGGCGGGCGTGTTCCGGCTACTGACGAACGATTTGTCGTACCAAATTAACAGCGCGCTTCACTATGGCATCACGTTTGCCTGTCGCGAGGCGCTATGACCCGCTCCCTGACGACCGCATTTAAGAATGAAACACTAGCGAGTGAAATCACGCCGATTGCGCTGGTCGATCTCGATTTTTCGGGCGGTCACGTTAGGGTATGGACAGGCCAAGGTGATTTGACCTGGGACGGAAAAACATGGACCGGAACCGGCACACTACTCAACATTGACGCAATACAAGAATCGACCGACATCGCCGCGCATGGCGTATCGCTGCAATTGAACGGCGTGCCGAGCGAACTACTTTCGACAGTGCTTACCGAACATTACCAGGGCCGCGCCGCGATTATTTATCTGGCGGCGCTGAACAGTTCGCAAGCGGTTATAGCCGACCCGTTCATTCTGTGGTCAGGCCGCATGGACGTCATGCAAATTCAAGACGCCGCTGAAACGGCGATCATCACGCTCAACGCAGAAAACAGATTGATTGATCTCGAACGCCAGCGCGAGCGGCGCTATACCGACCTCGATCAAAAGAATTTCTTTTCGAGCGACCGGGGCCTCGAACACGTCGCCGCGCAACTTGACCGTGAATTGAACTGGGGCGTGAGTTAATGCGGCACGACCTCTGGCCCAGCCGCCTGAACGATTATTTGGAGGCCGCCAGCGAGCGGCCTTTTTCTTGGGGCGAACACGACTGCGCGACATTTGTTTTTGGCGCGGCGGAAGTAATAACGGGCGTAGACCATAGCAAAACGTGGCGCGGCAAATACAAAACCAGGGCGGGCGCGCTAAAACAGATCAAAAAGCACGGCGTTGAAAATCTAGGCGAATGGCTCGACAAGTTTTACAGCCGCCAACCGATTAACTTTTCACAGCGCGGCGATATTGTGTCGGTCGATCAAGACGCGTTCGGTGCGTTCGGAATTGTGGTCGGCGCGGAGGCAATTTTTCTTAGCCAAGACGGCACCGAAACGCGACCGCTTGCCGTTTGCGACTATAGCTGGCGCGTCGAATGAGCAAGATAATGCCCATCGTGGCGGCGGCAGCACCGATTGTTTTAATGGCAGCGGCGGGTCCGGGCGGCGTTGCTGCTTTCAGTTTTTTGGGTGCGACCGGGTGGGGTGGCGTTGCGTTAGCGGCAGCGAGCAGCATGATTTTGTCATATGCATCCGCTGCATTGGGGCCGAAGCAGAGTAAAACGAAACTGCCGACGCTAAGTTTGCCGAATTTCGCGCAAGAGGGCAGAACGACGATGGTGCGGCAAGCGACTGCGCCGCGCCGGTTGGTCTTTGCGGAGACGCGCGTCAGCGGGCCGATTTTATTTTCACACGTCACTGGCGGGTCAAATGAATTTCTCCATTTAGTTGTCGGGCTGGCGAGTCATCAAATTGATAGCGTCGTGCAGATCTACATGGACGGCGAGCCGTTACAAATCGGACTCGATCAGGCAAACCACGGCGACCACAAAAGTTATCTTGTAGGCGGGTATCGCGGCGACCATATTCGCATCAAAACGCATTACGGCTCAGACAGTCAGGCCGCTGACACTGATTTAATCAGCGCGGTCGGAAATACGTCGATTTGGTCGAGCGATCACACACTCAGCGGCATTGCCTATCTGTACATTCGCCTGAAGTTTGATCGAAAGATTTTTCCGAACGGCATACCAAACTTTAGCGCGCTGATACGCGGCAAGCGAGTTGTTGATTCGCGCGATAGTTCAACGGCGTGGTCGAGCAATCCGGCGCTGTGTATTCGCGACTATCTGATGGACACGACGTTCGGCCTTGGCGCGACGGCGGCGGAAATTGACGACACCAGTTTTAACGCGGCGGCCAATACTTGCGACGAGAGCGTTGCGCTCAACAACAGTTCAGAGCATGAAATCGGGCGGCTTGAAGGCGCGCTGATTGGCAACATGACCGGCGACAGCAGCAATAGTCTTGCTGAAGGTTTAGGCGCTGCGTTCGATGGACAAGGCGGCTCAAACAAACCGTTTGCGATGAGCCGTAGCACACACTCTGGCACCGGCTGGCCGAATGCGACTATCGGCAAAAACTGGGGGCGCTCGCGCATTGTTACCGGCTACGAGATTGAGGCGGGCGATAGCAACGGCTTTGTTAACACAAGCGCCAATTTTACGATCAAGCTACAAGGCTCAAACAACGGCACTAGCTGGTCGGATCTCGACACGCACACGCAAAGCGGCGCGGGCGGCGCGCAAACGCTAAGCCGTCGCGGCCTGAGCATTACGACGGCGTATAAATATCACCGTTTGCATCTCGCCGCACCAGCGAACGAGGTTAGAATTGTCGAGTGCCGGTTCTATGAAACGGGCGGCACAGAGGCGCGGTACACGCTAGCGGGCATTGTCGAGACGACTGACAAGCCGAAAGACATATTGGCGCAGATGTTGACCAGTTGCGGCGGGCGGCTCGTTTACAGCGGTGGCAAATTTAAATTGATTGTCGCCGGATACGCAACGCCGACGGTCACGCTCGATGACGATGATTTGCGCGCCGGGCTGGAAATCAGCCCAAAGATTACGCGGCGCGAATTAGCAAACGCGGTACACGGCGTGTTTGTCAATCCGGCGGCAAACTATCAGCCGACCGACTATGCGCCGGTTCAGCAAGCGACTGATTTTGACAACTACGAGCGTATTATCAAGCAGGTCGATTACCAGTTCACGCAAAGCCACGCGACGGCTCAGCGCTTGGCAACAATGGAATTGAAACGAGCGCGCCAACAAGTGACGGTGCGCGCGCCGTGCAAGTTGACGGCTTTTCAAGTTGAAGTCGGCGACACGATCAACTTTACCAACGCGCGCATGGGCTGGACGAATAAGACCTTCGAGGTGATCGACTGGTCACTCGCGCATGAAGACCAGGGCGGCGCGGCGGCACTTGGCGTTGATCTGGTGCTGCGCGAAACCGAGAGCGCCGTTTTTGATTGGACGCCAACAGATGACGAAACAATTTACGACCCGCCTGCCGAGACCAGTCTGCCGGATGCGCGGCACCCAGCGCCACCGACTGGCTTATCAATTACCGAGACAATTTATGTGACGCGCGACGGCGCTGGCGTAAAGACGCGCGCCGATCTTACATGGATAGCGGCGCTCGACCAATTCACTGGCGATTATGAGATTGAATACAAACTATCGAGCGCGTCAACATATGACGTTTCGGGGCGGGTGCCTGGCACCGCGACAACGCACACAATTCTAGATCTCGCACCGGGCACTTATGATTTCCGCGTGCGCAGCAAAAATGTAATCGGGGTCGCCAGCGATTACACGAGTGTGACGGTTGAAATTGCTGGGTTAAGCGCCGCGCCATCGGTGCTGACAAATGTTAGTCTCGAAATACCGGTGACATCGGTCGCGTTGTTGCGTTGGGATCAATCGACCGACCTCGATGTAAAAATCGGCGGGCGCATTTCGGTGCGGCACTCGACAGCGACAAGCGGCGCGTCGTGGGCAAATTCAGTGCTGCTCGACGACGCGGTGCCGGGTCACGCGACTAGCGTTTTGCTGCCCGCAAAGCCTGGGACCTATTTGCTACGGGCAATTGACAGCAGCGGCGTTCAAGGGACCGTCGCAACGGTGTCGCCGTCAGCCGATTTATCGTTATTTGCGATCACTGGCGTTGTAACCGTCACCGAAAGCACCGGGTTTGCTGGAACCCACGCCACAACATATGTCGACTCAAACAAACTTAAACTGGGCGGCACCACACTGATTGATTCAGTCAGTGATTTTGACGCCATTACTGATCTCGACACGGCGGGCGGTATTGCCTCGACCGGTACATACACATTTGCGGCGACCACCGACATATCATCGGTGCAGACGGTTCGATTGACCACCAGCGTCACCGTCGCCATCGAAAACCTGCTCGACCAGATCGACGACCGGTCGGGCAACATCGACACTTGGGAAGATTTCGACGGCGGCGATGCAGCGCCCGGCAATGTCGAGGTGTTTGAAAAACACAGCGACGACAACGTGACTTATACCGATTTTGCGCGCTTCGACCGCACAACGGTCAGCGGGCGGTACTTCCAATTCAAAGCGGTGCTGACGTCAAGCGACGTGGCTTACCAGCCGCAAGTTAGCGCTCTCTCAGTTACAATAGATAAGGCAGCATAGAAAATGGCACAAGTTGCAGACTACACCATTGCGAACGCATCAGGGTCGGCGGTTCGTACCGATCTCAACAATGTGTTTGCGGCAATCCAATCAACAAATATTGGGTCAAGCGCACCGTCCGGCCTTGCCGCTGGTATGTTGTGGATCGACAACAGCGCGACGCCGTGGGTGTTAAAAGTCTATGACGGCAGCGACCATATCACGGTCGGCACAATCAACGCGTCGACCAATGCTTTCAATCTCGCGGTCGCGCAAGGCGGTACGGGCGCGGCGACGCTAGGCGATGGTCACGTCTTGCTTGGAAGCGGTACAGGCGCGGTTAGCGCACTCGATGTGACCGCAAAAGGCTCTGTTCTTGTCGGAGACGGCAGCGGCGACCCGCGCGCACTGGCCGTCGGCAGCAATGATCACGTATTGACTGCGGATTCTAGCGAAGCGAGCGGGTTGAAATGGGCTGCCGCTGGCGGCGGCGGCGCGTGGTCGGTCGTCGCGACAAGCGAGGGCAGCGGCGTCAGCGGCATCACATTGACCGGGATCGATTCAAGCTGCGACACCTGGGTGGTGATGATCAGCGATCTTACGGTTGCAACCGATGAGGATGAAGTTGCAATAAGATTTGGCACTAGCTCTGGAATCGAAACCGGATCGACCAGCTATAGATACCTGCATTATGGCGCTCACTCGACTGGCACAAGCGGCAGTGCGGCAACCGCGATTTATACGTCTGAAGGTACATCATCGTATATGCAAATTGCTTATAGAGTAGGTTCGGCTAGCCGTGAAGGTATGGGGGCAATCCTTTACATTCATGTCCCTGCTGATTCAACCATGCGGCCAAATTTTTCAGGAACCCACAGTGCTGTCGATGCTGACCAATACACGAGAGCGGGAAGCTGCCATGGGTCCCTTAACACCACGTCGAGTTTTGCCCTCGACCGCATTCATGTTTACGGGCTGGCGGGCAATATCAGTGGGCGCGTGACGCTGTATAAAGTTGCTCATTCATAGGAGATAGTCGTGGCTAATGATTTTCAGATGATAAATGGTGAACGCGTCGAACTCACAGATGAGGAGCAAGCGTTTGTCGATGGTGAGCGCAACCACCACCTGACCGTCGTGAAACCGGCTAGGCTGTTTGCGGATCTAAGACGCGAGCGTAATGAATTGCTAGCCGGATCTGATTATTTATTTGGGGCGGATGCGCCCTCGATGACAGATGACAAAAGAAATGAATGGCGCGCTTATCGTCAGGCTTTGAGGGATTTGCCAGCGAACACGGCAAACCCGGCAGAAATAAACTGGCCTAGCGCGCCAGACTAAAATGGATTTGAACCTAGCGCTCGAATCCTTGTTAGGATTTGTCGTCGTCGGCACTGGCGCGGCGATAGCGTTTGCGAAGTTACAGGCGCGGGCAAATGAAAACGCCAAGCAACTTGAAATGCTTGCCAAAGACGTCACCAAACTTGAGCGCGACGCTCACGTCGTGACCGAGTTGGCGGCGCGCCAAAATCATGCGGAGAAAAATATTACGTCCCTATGGTCGGCGCACGACCAGACCATTACGCGCATCGACGACAACAAAAATCGGCACGACGATAAGATCATGGCGCTGCGCGACAAGATAAACGGCCATCACTGAATGAGTTGGTTCGACAATCACCGCCAAGGCGCGCTGGCCGAGGCGGTCGCCATTGCATGGCTGATTGAAAACGGCTGGCGCGTTTATCGCTGCGTCAGTGGGCCAGGCCCAGCCGATCTTGTGGTCGGCGACGATGATGGCGCGCTCCGCATGGTCGATGTGAAGCGCCGCCCTTTCAAGCGAGGCGCAAAAACGCAGTTAGTGCAGCGCGCAAACGTCTCGCAGCGGCAACGCGAGCTTGGCGTTGATTTTCTCTATGTGCTGCACGACGGCACCGTGCGGTGGGAGGGCGATTTATGACGCCAAACGATCTAATGATTTTTGCAAAGACGATATGGGGCGAAGCGCGCGGCGAAACGGTCGAGGGGCAAATCGCCGTGGCGCACGTTATTGTGAACCGAGCGCGCAAAGGCGGCTGGTGGGGCGACACCGTTCCGGGCGTTTGTTTGAAACCGAAGCAATTTAGTTGCTGGAACGAGGGCGACCCGAACCGCTCCAAGATGGGCGAACTCAGTCTCGACAATCGCGCATTAGCGCGCGCTGTCAGCATCGCCGCTGGCGTCTTATCGGGCGACCTGCCGGATAAAACAGGCGGCGCAACTCACTACCACACGGCGGCGATTGAGCCGTCTTGGTCGGCTGGGCATGAGCCGTCTGCTGAGATTGGCAATCATGTCTTTTTCAACACAATTAAATGAGGCACGAATGCAGTGGATTTTGAACCGAGCGAAAGAGCGCTCGACGTGGATGGGCTTGTTTTCGCTTGCTGGCGCGGTTGGCTTTGCCATCTCGCCGGAGAATAAAGAAATCATCATCGGCGCAGCCGTCGCGGTGGTTGCAGCCGTTGCCGCGATGACGCGCGACAAGTCTGCCGCCGAATAATGGTTGGCGGCGTTTTTTCATTACTAGGGGCGGCGCTCAAAGCGCTGCCCCTTTTATTCTCATTTATGGCGGGGAGAAATCATGCACGAGCCAAATCAATGGCGGCCAAAGCGCGGGCGAAGGCTAATCAGGCGGATATCGCCGCTCGTGCTAATCGCAGCCCTAGCGATATTCTTAAGCGGATGCGGGAACGCGGCCTTTGAAGCGGGTAGTTGCCCGACGTGGCCGGAAGCCGGTGAAACTGTAGCGATGGAGGTCGAGCGGGGGATGATGCCCGCCGACCGATTTCCGGCATTTTGGGAGTGGATGGGACGCGTGGATAAATTGCGCGATCAGCTTCTAAGTTGTTGACATTTTTCGCTGAATCGTAGTATTTTGACAAATCGCAGCGGGATCAGCCCGCCGCAAGTGGCAAGAGAAAGGCCAAAACAATGACAACGCAAATCGAACAGCTTACAAATTTTTTGAACGACAACGGTTTCAAGGCGCGGCCCTGGCGCGAGTTCCGCGTCTATCTCAACAATTACGGAAAAGATATTAAAGCCTATATTGAGCTAGACGAGCCGACCGCCGAACTTAGCGACGAAGACTATTTGTTCAACGGCTGCGCGCTGCGAGTGTTCAGCAACGCGGCGCAATCGCGTGCATGGTTGATCAATCGCGCCAAGCAAGTGAAGCATGGGATAATGTGCGAGCTTGATGCGGTAAACGATAAGAGCAATTTTGCGCTGTTCGGAGAAAAAGTCGAGACGTGCGAAAATTGGCAAGATGTGATTCTGTGAAAATCAACGTTTATAATTTTCTGTTGAAAGCTAGCGGCCTCTCGCAACGGGAGGCCGCTATTTTTCACGACGTTCGGGTTGACACGATCAAGGGCTGGTCTGGCGGCAAGACTGACGCGCCACTCGGTGCGCTTGAAGAAATTTCCGAACTGATTTTGAAACAACGCGCGGCGGCTGACGAAACGCTCGAACAGTTCGACGCGGCGGCAGTCGGTGATGTTGAGTTGGGCGCGGCCAGCGATGATTATGAAGCGGCGGCGCTGGGCTGGCCGAGCGCAAGCGCCCAACATCAAGCGTTGGCGTTAATCGCCGCCGATATGATTGCCGACGGCGTGGCGGTGAGCGTTGTGCCGCGCGGCTCGACGGTAGCAACGGCGGCGGCTGCTGACGTTCACGAAACGGAAATCAAGCCGCCAAGAAAATAGTTTTCGTTTCTTCCAACAAACAATCGACCGACGGTATCGCCATGTTGCGCTTCGCCAGATATTCGGGCGCGACATTCAGAGCAACGTGATCGACCAGCGCGGTTAAGTAAGCCGCGCGGCAATCAAAAATTAAATCGAAGGAGGCCGTTCGGCCAGCCTGTAGTTTTCTGAGAATGTCCAAGTCGGCGCGCCATTCGATGCCAGCTTCACCGATTTCCGCAACAGGCGGCATACCGGCTGCAATTAGTTCGAGGGGGCGGCGCACCCAAGCGTGCAGCACGTCGCGCCCTGGCGCTCGATACGCGCCTTGCGCTGCGTAAGCCAGCGAGAAAAGCGCGGTCGGGTTTTTGAAATCAGCCACCGTGCCATACAAAATTGTCTCGCGGTTTTTGGCGCGCGTCCCCAGTTCAAGCAATTGGCGATCCGCGTGGCGCAAATGGTTGCGAAAATAATCGGTTGATTGGTCGCGCCGCTCGCTGTGGCTGAGCGTGTTGTGCCATTCATTGTCACAGATCACCGCCGCCGTCTCGGCACTGAAAACGAAGGGGTTGACGTCGAGGCTTGTCGCGGGCGGGCGAAGATCGAGCGCCGCATGGCCGCGCGGCAGTGCTGCGCGCAACGCGTCACCGGTTGGGTCTTGGTCGGCCAGCGCAATCGGGTCGCCGCCAAATTCAACGACCGCTTGATGCAAAGCGCGGCGATAGTTCATTGCCCGCCGACCATATTTGATCTGTAAAAACGGCAACAACGCCGCCGCGAACGGCGCGGCGCTGTTCATCGTCGCGCGGCGGTTGCTGAAAATTTCGACTAATTCGAGAATTTGATATGCGGCCCAATGCTGCGCGTCGGCAGCGTCGGAGCGACCAGGGATAGTCACGTCGCGCATAAGCTGCGATTTAATTTGAACGCTCGAATTTCGGTTGGTGTTTGCAACAGCCGCCGCCGTCGCAGCGCTTGTTTGTAAGCCGTCGAGCGCAACCATTGCGCGTGCAAAATCGACCGTCGCGGTGTCCGGGCGCGGCATGGTGAAAACCGATTGCACAGCGCCCGCAATCATCAAGTCGCTGTTGATCAGGTCGTTCGCCGCTTGCAAATGTTTTGACACGCTGTTTAGCCGCTTACGCAAATCGGCGGCTGTCAGTTCGGTCGGCCCGCCCGCGTTGTGCCAAAATGTTTGGCAAATTTCATTTAAAAAATTCTGCAATTGCTGCGGCCACGCCGCGACGGCTTTTGAGCCGCCGAGCAACTCGACAACGCGCGCGGTCACTTCCGGCGCTGGCTTGTTTGCAATGTGCATGGCTAAATCAGTCATCGCCACAAACCAATTGCAACGGCGCGGCGCTTAACGCCACGCTGCGCGGGCCAGTTTCCGAGATATTGCGGGTGAGGCGGCGAACAATCGCGTCGCGCCGGTCGAGGGCTTCGCGGGCGACGCGTTCGAGTGCCGCCGCATCGTCGCGCGCCGCTATGTCGCGCGCGTCAGTTAGGTTGTCGAAGCGTGAAAAATCGACCGGCGTTACCCCATTTTATGCCCTTTCAATTTTGCGAATGGTATTATCGTTTGGTCGGCCTGATCGACACTGGCAAAATCGTATGCCATGTCCAAAATTTCAGTTGGCATCCCAAGCCGAGTTTTCCAGGCCTCGTACCAATCTTCTCGCAAATCAAGGGCGGTGTTGATCCAAACCCCGCGAACGACATGCTCAGTTAGCAAATCGCACCAGTGGTTAAAAGTGGTGTCGACAGTCGGTGCATAGATTTTTTTTCTCTTGTCGTGAAATGAACTGTCAGAAATGAAATCACCGCACTGAACACCCATTTGGACCTCGCGCTCAATTTGACGTGTGCTGAAAGCGCGCAAGAGCGAGTGTGTGCACAAGTTTTGCAGAGTGAGGTGCGACACGTCATCTTGCTCTAGGGCTTTTGTTCGGCTGTGCATAATAACTGTTTTCACTAACAGACGACAGCCGAGCGTTGTGTTCTGGCGGCGCGCGCTAATTTCCGTGGCTATTTTCCCGTCGAATGCGGCCCGAAGAAAATCCAGCCGGTGTTGAGTGCGGGCAGCGCTTTCCGGCTTGCGCAAACGTCCGCGCACGACATGCAAATTTTTCCAGTATTTTTTTCGCGCAGTGGCGAGTGTGTCACCATCGGCTGCGACAAAATTGCTATGATCCCACGCTGAGCTATCACACGCGTCGCGAACTACTTGGAAAATTCGGTTGACGTCTTCAATGTGCATGCCATTTCCCCTTTTCGCTATTAAAAATAGAACACTTAAAAGTTGTTAAAAACCACCCCAAAAATAGTCGCAGATTCTGGCGGGCATTTTCGCTATTTCAAACAGTGGTTTGCCGCAACGGCACCACGTTCTCGCCGCCGTCTGGCGTCAAAATTGTGTCGAGGTGGCGCGCCCAAATCTCAAGTGCGTCGCGCTTTTCTTCAAAATAGCTGTGGCGGTCATAGATCGAAGTCACGCCGCCTTCCGTGTGGTTCAAAATTCGCGACGTTGTGAGCCGTGGTACGCCGAGTTTCGATAAATTGGTGCCGACCGTGCGGCGAATGTCGTGAAGGTGCCAGTCAGTCACACCGCTCGCTTGGTCGAGTTGCTTTTTCATTTTAGACCAGCCGCTCATAGGTTTGTCGCGCTTGATAAGGTCGGGGCTGTTTTGTCCAGCGTAGCGCGCGGCGCTGGCTGGGAACAAATGCTCATATTCGTCAGTTAAACGCGGGCTAATAATTCGCAATGACTGCGGCGATAGTGGCACCTCATGCGTGCGCCCGCTTTTATTTCGATCATCCGGTATGGTGTAAACGGATTGGTCGACGCAAACTTCGCTGCGCCGCATAGTCGCGATTTCGGTTCGCCGCTGACCTGTTAAAAATAACAACTTGATAAAATCGCCGTAACTGCTTTCGGCGCGATATGCGTCGGCGGCGCGCCATATTGCCCGGATTTCATCCGGCGATAACACGCGTTGCCGTTCAATTTTTTTTGTGCGCGCCTTTAATCCGAAAGTAGGCGGCGTGTCGATCAAATCTTCCGAGTGTGCCCAATTGAACATACACGTCGCATAAATTCTAACCCGCTCCGCCATTTTGGCGCTGCTCGCGTCTTGAATGTTTTCGAGCGCGTCGATCATGTCGCGCTTAATGATCGAGCCGAACGGCATATCGCCGATTTCGTGCATCAAGTGCGTTGTCAAAATTTGCTTATAATTGTCGGCGGTGCTTACTTTCACTTTTATGCAATGGCGTTTCAGCCATTCGGCCAGCAACCACGCAACGTTGTTTCCGGCAATCTGACGTTTGCGCGCTTGTTGTTTTGCTTCGTGCGCAGGGTCGCCACCCTCCGTGACACGCTTATAGATTTCAGCAGCGCGTTGCCGCGCCTCTGCGTTAGTCATTGTGTCGAGCGGGCCGAGCGTTTTGCGAGACCAAGCACTACCGCGACCACCAGCGCGGTATCGAATGCACCATGACTTCACCCCGCTGCTATAAACACGCAGCACCAAGCGGAATGAGCGCTCCCTGTGGATTTCTTTGAAAGCGCGGTCAAGGTATTCGGTTTTCCCGTTTTTCGGCGGTGACAATTTACGCTGGGCCGTTGCTTGTTTTGGTAAATCAGGCATTTTGCGCTCCGGTCTGGGGGTACACCAGGGGTACACCGTAGTTGGTTTTCAATGTTTTACCATAAGGCGGTATGTTACAAGAAAACGGCGGAAAACCAAGAAAAATATTAGCCGTCGGGGGTGATTTGGGGCGCGCTGTGGTGCTGTGGTTGATCGTAAGCACCTGATTGTGGTTCAGGGGGTCGGGGGTTCGAATCCCCTCACTCGCCCCAGTTTTCTTAATAAAAAC